GTGAAAAAATTATTATTAAAGAATGCAGTGATGCTGGCAGTCGTTATATTCTGCATTGGTTCCGTCAACTGTTATGCAGCCACCAGTACGGGGATCAATGTCAATTATCACAGCCAGAAGGAAATTAAGGATTACCTGAAAAGTAAAAAGGTAAATATTGACGCAGAGACGACCTACAGTAAGAAGGCATCGGATGTAAAGCCGTATCAGGCGGGTACGATCAGTGAGAGCAGTCAGAAATCAGCATTAAATACCATGAATGCGATCCGTTATATTGCAGGAATTGATGCAGTGGGGCTTGATTCTTCTTATACCAAAATGGAACAGGCGGCAGCTTTGGTTAACTCAGCAAATGGAACCTTATCACATTTTCCATCAAAACCGGCAGGAATGGCCGACAGTCTTTATCAACTGGGGGCGTCCGGTGCATCCAGCGGAAATCTTTCCTATGCAAGCTGGAAATGCGGACTCGGGTATCATCTGGTAAAAGCATGGATGAATGATGGTGATGATTACAATATAGACCGCGTCGGACACAGAAGATGGATTTTAAATCCGCCGATGGAAAAAACAGGATTTGGCTGGGTATATGGATCACATGGAACTTATGCGGCGATGTATGCATTTGACAACTGGTATGAACCGACGGATTATTATGGTGTGGCATGGCCGGCCCAGAATATGCCGGTAGAGTTTTTTGGCAGCAGTTATCCATGGAGCATCAGCATGGGGAAAGATGTGGACAAATCTGCTGTAAAAGTGACTCTCATAAGGCAGTCGGATCAGAAAAAATGGGCTTTTTCAGAAAAGAAAGCCGATGGCTATTTTAACGTGGAAAACAGTAATTATGGACAGAAAGGATGCATTATTTTCCGTCCGGAAAATCTGAGTTATCAGCCGGGAGATACATTTGAAGTAAAAATTACAGGACTTGACCAGAAAGTATCTTATACAGTGAAATTCTTTTCCATAAACAGTGCGGCAGAGTCAGATGAAAAGCAGAAAGAATCGAAGATCACGGCGAAAAACATCACAAAAACCTTCAGCACCACAACATTTTCCATCAATGCGAAAACGAATGGAAAAGGGAAGATGACGTATAAGGTTGCGGACGAAAAAATCGCCGCTGTAAGTAAAAAAGGTGTAGTTACACTTAAAAATTATGGAGAGACAAAAATTAAGATCCGTGTAGCTGCAAGTGGTAATTATAAGGCGGCTGAAAAGACGATCACGTTGACGGTAAAGCCGGTAAAAGCAAAAACGGGTTCGCTGAAATCGACTGCAAAGGGCAGTTTTGCGTTAAAGTGGAAACAGGATAAGAAGGCGACCGGCTATATCATACAATATTCTACCGATAAACGTTTTGAGAAGAATGTGAAAAGCACAACAGTTTCAAGTAACAGGACGACATCGAAGAAGATTGGAAAGCTGAAAGCCGGTAAAAAATATTATGTCAGAATCTGTTCCTATAAAAAATCCGGTGGAAAGAATATAAAAGGCGCTTACAGTGACGTAAAAACCGTAATAACAAAAAAATAGACAAGAAAACGATACTTAGATGATATAAAATTTTTTGTGGAAAATGAATAATTGAACCTGAAATCCTGCAAAAAATGGCTTGTTACACTGTGAAACTTTAATAATTTAGTGAAATAAAGAAAAAAATATTGCACATGGATTCATTTTATAATAAAATAAGTGTGTCAAAACGAAACCAGCGGGAGAACCGTTAGGAGCATGCAGTGTAAAGCACATTGTATGGAGTATATACTAAATTAAGTAAGGAGAAATTGTAAAATGGGATACGTTGATGAAGTACTCGAAGTAGTAAAGAAAAAAAATGCAGATCAGCCTGAATTTTTACAGGCAGTAACAGAGGTTCTTGATTCCTTAAGACCTGTTATTGATGCAAATGAAGAGTTATACAGAAAGAATGCAATCTTAGAGAGAATTACAGAGCCGGATCGTCAGATCATGTTCCGCGTTCCATGGGTAGACGACAATGGACAGGTACAGGTAAACAGAGGATTCCGTGTACAGTTTAACAATGCGATCGGACCGTACAAGGGCGGCTTAAGACTTCATCCGTCTGTAAACCTTGGTATCATCAAATTCTTAGGATTTGAGCAGATTTTCAAAAACTCACTTACAACACTTCCAATCGGTGGTGGTAAAGGTGGTTCTGATTTCGATCCTAAGGGCAAATCAGACAGAGAGATCATGGCATTCTGCCAGAGCTTTATGACAGAGCTGTCAAAATACATCGGAGCAGATGTTGACGTACCTGCCGGAGATATCGGAACAGGTGCAAGAGAGATCGGTTTCATGTTCGGTCAGTATAAGAGAATCCGTGGTTCCTTCGAGGGAGTTCTTACAGGAAAAGGACTTACTTATGGTGGATCTCTTGCCCGTACACAGGCTACCGGATATGGTCTGTTATACCTGACAAACGCATTATGGAAAGATCACGGCATGAGTCTTGAAGGCAAGACAGCCGCAGTTTCCGGATCTGGTAACGTAGCTATCTACGCAATCGAGAAAGCACAGCAGTTAGGCGTTAAAGTTGTAACATGTTCTGATTCTACAGGCTGGATCTATGATCCGGAAGGAATCGATGTTGCATTATTAAAAGAAGTAAAAGAAGTAAAACGTGCACGTCTGACAGAGTACGCAGCTGCAAAATCATCTGCAGAGTATCATGCAAAACAGAATGGTGAGCACGGTGTATGGCAGTACAAAGTAGATTTAGCTCTTCCATGTGCTACACAGAACGAGTTAGACCTTGAGGATGCTAAGATGTTAGTTGCAAACGGTGTTACTTCCGTAACAGAGGGTGCTAACATGCCTACAACACTGGAAGCTACCAAATACTTGCAGGAGAACGGTGTATTATTCGTAGGTGGTAAAGCTGCCAATGCCGGTGGTGTTGCTACATCTGCACTTGAGATGAGCCAGAACTCCGAGAGACTTTCCTGGACATTCGAAGAAGTTGATGGAAAACTCAAAGGAATCATGGAGACGATCTATGCTAACATTTCTGACGCTGCAAAGAGATACAATGCAACTGTTGGTGGACAGACTGACTATGTTGCCGGTGCAAATATTGCCGGATTTGAGAAGGTTGTAGAAGCCATGCTCGCTCAGGGTGTGTGCTAATCAATAAAAACGAACCCCGGAAATTCAATGTTTCCGGGGTTTTATTGTGCGTATTTTTACAGTGAGTGTTCGTAAGTTTGAGTAAAAATTTGATAGTAATATACTGGCAATATACTTATAATATACACGCAAGATACAAACGATTTTGCATAATATACGCATAATATACTTGGTTTTTGACACTGTTTTAGAATATTTATACAGTAAAAGGGAGGCATGACCTCCCTTAAATTTTGTTGACTTCATCAATAAGCTGTTGTGTGGTTTTATGTGTGTACACTCCCTTTGTGACATTGTTTTTCATGCTGTGACCCATTATGAGTTTGATGCAAACCTCATTCGCTCCGGCATCATCCATGAGAGATGCGAACGTGTGCCGGCCATCATGGGGAAGATGTTTCATGTTGAGCTTATTCATAACTGTATTGAAATTCGCACTAACATAGGAACCGTATGTGTAGTGATTGCCATATTTGTTGTTTACCAGAAATCTACGGTTGGCATCGTACCGGTTCTTTACGAGAGGCAGGATTTTGTCTGCAATAGGAATAACTCTGTCTGTTCCGGCTTCTGTTTTCATTCCTCCAATCATATATTGTTCGTCCAGATGCACATTATCCGTGGTTATCTCTAACAGTTCGGTAGGACGCAGACCTGTATAGATTGTAATGAGGATGAGGTCAACATTGTTTACCACATACAGTTTGCTCCACAAGGTTGCAATCTCCTCATTCGTGTATCTGCTATGAATCTGTTCTTCCGGGTTTACCCATGAGTAAACAAAAAACTGTGACAGATCTTTTTCTATGTAGTTGTTCATCAGGGCGTACTTGTACAGATTATTGAGAACGGTTCGGATATTAGAAACGGTGGAATTTGATTTACAGGTCCATTTGTTGATACATTCCTGGACTTCATCAGTCCGCAGAGCATTAAATTTCTTGTGGTGCAGATCGGACAGATGATTAAAGGCAATTTCGTAGTTTCTCCATGTGTTTGAAGATATTTTGTCCGGCAGAGCTTTCCTATAATTTTTCCACTTCCCGTACATCTCTGCAAATGTGGGAGTCTCGGCATATCTGATGTGCTCCGCAACGACATCTGCATTATTCAATTCAGATAAGTAAGAGTAGGCGTGCTCCTGTTTGGCAAAATATTCAAGGTACTTAAATGTCTGACGGTAGGAGATGGAATACTCATATCCCTCTTCCTGCATAAGATCCTCAGCGAATGACAACACTGGTTCCGATGAGATGGCAGACCAAACCTGTTTTCTCCATTGCCATTTGAAATTGTATCGGACAAAATCTCTCAGAATGTTTGACGGCGGTTCTTTCGGAGCATCAATTTCTACAAATTCAGAAATTTCAGAAGTTCGGACGGCATAAGGCTTACGCCTCTTGCCTTTTAGTTTGATTACACTACCGTAACCGTTTGGCAGACGCATAATATCATCCTCCTTTTTCCTAAAAATGGGCGTAAAAATGCCCGGTATATTGTTTTTCTACCGGGAAGATGATATAATGCAAGGTGTTCAGACGAGCATACATCGGCTTTCCGGTGTGTGTTTATAGATACCGTCTCTGTTGGTAGCAGAGGCGGTTTTCTATTTTAGTATTTCTGTCGGTTTTCAACGACTCTGCCAATGATTCTCACTGGCTTATTCTCAATTTCCTCATTTGAATAGAACATAGGCTCATAGGTCTGATTAAAAGGAATGAGTCTGATTCCACTAGGGAACTTTGCCAACTTTTTGCAAGTGGCACTGTCTCCATTGACTAACACAATGACAAGATCTCCTGATTCTGCATAGTTCTGTTTGCGGACAATCACAACATCCCCATTGCAGATACGAGGTTCCATTGAATCTCCCTTTATTTTTAGAGCGAAGAAATCTCCGGTATGAGCCAATTCCTCTGATATTTCCTCATAATCTATAACATCCTCAATGGCTTCAATAGGTATTCCGGCAGCCACATTACCAAGAACCGGTATGCGGATTGCTTTCTTAGCCATCCTCACTTTCTCAGGAGAAACAGATACTTTCATATTATCATCTAATTGATTAAAAAGTTCGTCGAAACTCATAAACATTCCATTTGCCGCTTTCTTTATTGTTGCCATGGACGGAACAGGCGGTTCTCCTGTTTTCGGATTGAGATTATTTTCAAGCTGGGATATGTAACCTTTACTCAAACCACTAGCTTTCGCAAATCTATCCATACTCATGCTATTTTCTTCTCTATATGCCCTTATTATCTGCCCTAATGTCATAAGAAAACCTCCTTTCAATGTTTAGTCCATTATACAATGCACGGAACAAAAAGTCAATTTTTTTGTAAAATGTGCTTGACAATAAATGTTTAGTCGGCTATACTCAAATTGTTCAGTCGAGCAAACGTCGGACAAAGAAAGGAGGCGCAGTAATGGCGTATCGAATCAGAGAACTTAGAGAAAAGAAGAAACTTACCCAGGAACAGTTAGCTCAAATGTCTGGCGTAAGCAGAACAACCATAGTTCTGCTTGAAAACAACGAAGAGCATGAGGCTATGGTCGGTACTCTGAAATCGTTGGCGGCGGCTTTGAATGTCCCTGTCAGCAAACTTTTTGGGTAAAAAGTTTAGTCGAGCAAACACGAAAAGGATAATCCACAACGAACTAAGGCACAGCAAAACGAACAGATTGAGGTAAGAAGCAATGAACAATGAGAGAGTGACACCAAAAAATGCAGCGAAAGAGTTGCAAATGGATGTGATTACGCTCCGTGAACTTATGAAAAGGGAGAAATTGCCTATTGGATATGCCATAAAGCGAGAGGGTAAATCCAAGTGGGGATTTTACATATATCGCCACCTTTTGGATCAGGAGAAAGAACGACTTGGTATAGGTTAAGCATCCGCAAGGATTGTTTAATAGATATTTTTTGAGGAAAGGAGACGCACCATGAGAAAAGGTACAGTTAAATGGTTCAACGCCGCAAAGGGCTATGGTTTCATTACAGGCGAAGATGGAGTTGACGTGTTCTGCCATTTCAGCGCATTGCAGATGGACGGTTACAAGACTCTCGTAGAGGGACAGCCCGTAGAATTTGATGTTGTTGACGGAACCAAGGGATCGCAGGCATCCAACGTAACAGTAATTCAGTAGCGGTTTAGGGGGTAAGGCATTGCCGAACCCCATAAACAGAGAAAGGAAAATCCACCATGAAGATTTCAAAAATCACGATAAAGCAGCTCTTCGGGATTAAGGAATGGCAGGGGGACGGAAAGAACATTGAGCTTGTCGGAGACAACGGTACTGGAAAAACATCCGTTATTGACGCAATCAGATATGCTCTTACAAATTCCTCCGACCGTGAATTTATCGTAAAAAACGGAGAGACAGAGGGAGAGATTTACATAGAAACAGATAACGGTCTCTCCATTGACAGAAAAGCCAGAACGGCAATGACAGATTACAAATCTGTTAAGCAGAACGGCAATGTAATTCCCAGTCCGGAGTCGTTTCTGAAAACAATATTCACACCGTTGCAGCTTTCCCCTATGGAGTTCATCTCTATGGATAAGAAAACCCAGAACGCAACTATTTTGGATATGATTCAGTACGATTGGAACCTTGACACCATCAAGGAATGGTTTGGGGAGATTCCAAGGGATGTAAATTACGAGCAGAATATCTTGGCTGTCCTGAATGATATTCAGGCAGAGAACGGTTACTACTTTATGCACCGTCAGGATGTAAACCGTGATATTCGTGCGAAGAAAGCAGTTATCGCAGATATCGGCAGCTCACTTCCTATCGACTATGACGGAGAGAGATGGGAAAAGGAAAACCTCTCAGACCTCTACACAGAGATCGAGAAGATCCGCAAGAACAACGAGACTATTGAAAAGGCAAAACGCCTTAGAGACAGTCACGATGGAAAAATCCGCTCATTCCAGGCAGACAAGGAAATTAAGATTGCCGCACTTGATACGGAAATGGCTCAGCAGGAAAAGAACATTGAGAGTGAGTTGGCACAGCTTGAAGAGAGAATAAAAGCCCTCAGAGAGAAGAAAGACGGCCTTGCTGGCGTAAAAGCGGACAAGGTAAAGGTAATTCAGTCGGAGTATGATGCATCCGTGTCTAAGTATGAAGCTGAGCAGGCATCCTACGCAGAATACGCAGATATGGAAACCACACCTATTGATGATCTTATGGCAAAAGCCAATGAGACTGAGAAAATGAAAGGTCATATCAATGAGTGGCGCAGAATGTTGAACATCCAGAAAGAGGTTGATGAGTTGCAGAGTGAGTCAAACAGTCTCACAGAGAAGATCGAACTGGCAAGAACTCTTCCGGGAACCATTCTGGAAACCGCAGAGATTCCGATTGAGGGTCTGACCGTTAAAGACGGAATACCTCTTATCAATGGATTGCCGGTAAGCAATTTGTCAGAGGGAGAAAAACTTGACCTCTGCATTGATGTGGCAATTCAGAATCCGGCGGGATTACAGATCATCCTTATTGATGGTACTGAGAAACTGTCTGAGGAAAACCGCACACGTCTCTATGAGAAGTGCAAAAAGAAAGGGTTGCAGTTCATAGCAACCAGAACCACAAGCAACAATGAATTAACAGTTATTGAACTGTAGGAGGAAACACTATGGCAGGAAAGAATGATAACTTTGACGCACTTATGGCAATGATGGCACTCAAACACATTATGGATGATACGAAAGATATTGAAATCCATCCATTCACTTGTGAAGTGACCGTAACGCCTACATCAATCAGTTGCAGTTCTTCTGGAAATAAGGCATTTCTCGAAGATATTGACGGTGGAATGGAGTGGGCGGAGGAAACCAACAACCTCATCAAAGATATTATGTCTGAGCAGACGATAAAACTCACTGATTTGATGAAAAAGAAATTTGGTTTCGATACCGTTAAAGTTAAGCCAAACTCCGAAGATGGTTTTGCGGATTTTTTGAAAAACCTTTTCGGGGGGGGGGTACAGACGATAGCGAATAAAATAAATAATCTGCCTGCCATAGCCTTTTCTTGGTAGGCAGATTCATAAAAATACAAGGAGGCTATTTATGGCAACAAAAGACACAAATTATTTAGTTGCAGTCCATAAAGGACTGGACGAAAGCCTTGAAAAACAGGTTGCAGCTCTGCCGGAGAAATTCAACAAGCAGAGATTTTTACAGAACTGCATGACGGTTCTGCAGGACGGACAGGCTGATTTTTCAAAATGTGAAGCACCGACTGTTGTGCGGACACTCTTAAAAGGAGCGTTTCTCGGTCTCGATTTTTTCAATGGAGAGTGTTACGCAATTCCTTACGGAAATCAGTGTCAGTTTCAGACTGATTACAAGGGAGAGATCAAGCTGTGCAAGAGATATTCGAGCAATCCTATTCAGGACATTTACGCAAAGGTAGTCCGTGAGGGAGATGAGTTTGAGGAAATAATTGAAAACGGTAAGCAGTATGTCAATTTCAGACCTAAGACTTTTTCAAACGGAGAGATTATCGGTGCATTTGCGGTAGTCCTCTACAAAGACGGTTCCATGATGTACGACACCATGAGCAAAGAGGACATTGAACATACCAGACAGACATTCTCAAAGGCAGCAAATAGTAAGGCTTGGAAAGAAAGTTACGGAGAGATGTGTAAGAAAACAGTTCTCCGCCGACTGTGTAAGTTGATTGACCTTAACTTTGATACCGCAGAACAGTGTCAGGCATTTGAAGATGGTTCGGCATTTGATGTTAAGGAAAAACCGAAAGAGAAGTACCAGGCACAGGACATTTACCAGTCTCACGATCAGAGTTCTCATAACGCAGATGAGAGTTCTGATGGTGTGATTGACGGAACATTCAAGGAAGTAGATGAGTAATCTTCTTAAACTTACCCCGGAGAACTATTACACCAAAGAAGCCAATATGCAGTATGTGTCCGTTTCTCAGTACAAAGAGTTCAACGGCACGACCGGAAAAATGGGTTGTGAAGCATACGCTATGGCGAAGCTCCGGGGAGAAGTTGAGGAAGTAACCACAACTGCGTTAATGGTAGGCTCCTATGTGGATGCCTACTTTGAGGGTACACTTCCTACATTTTCCGCACAGCACCCGGAAATCTTCTCATCCAGAGGTAAAACCGCCGGAGAGTTGAAATCCGAATACAAACAGGCCTCAATTATGATTGACCGTGCCGTGAAAGATCCAGTTTTCATGCAGTACATGGCCGGAGATAAACAGGTTATTATGACCGGAGAAATTGAGGGAGTTCCTGTCAAAATCAAAATTGACAGTGCAGACGGCAGACGAATCACTGATCTCAAAACAGTAAAGAGCATAACAGAAACCTTTTACGCAAAGGACCTGGGGCAGAGACTCAATTTCTGCGAATGGTGGGGATATGATTTGCAAGCCGCCGTGTACAGAGAGATTTACAGGCAGAATACAGGTGATCTCTTGCCGTTTTACATTTGTGCTGTCAGCAAGGATAAGACAGACAACATTCCTCATCCGAGAATCAAGGTTATTGAAGTTCCACCTCTGATGATGGATGAAAAACTGGCAGAGGTCAAAAACAATATCGTGAAAATCCAACGCATTAAAGATGGAGACATTGAGCCACTTAGATGTGAGGTATGCGATTATTGCGCCGATACTGAGATTCTGGATGGTCCTGTCTCCATGGATATGCTGATGGGAGAGATTTAATGAAAGATTCAATCGTAATTGATATGAAATACGCTGATTACGATATGATAGACGGCTCTTACGGTGTCGAGAGACACCATTTGATGGGTGGGGCGAACAGGAACCATGCAGACGAGGATGGTCTGTGGGTTCCTTTATCGCCGGACCATCACAATTCAAGTAGAATGAGTGTTCATCACAACAAGGAAATGAAAGTAATGAGCCATATCATTGCACAGTTGGCGTATGAGCTTGAAATGGTATCTACCGGACAAGCCAAGGATAAAAACGAGGCAAAGGAAATGTTTCGGAGAAGATACGGAAAAACATTCGTATAGTAGGCGATACGCTTATTATAAATAATTCTTTAGAAAGGAAGTGAAAACAGTGGCAGAGAAACTTACATTGGCATCCATGTGTGCCGGAGGCGTTCAGGAACGTATCGACAGAGCGTTAGCGAAAATCTCAGATAACATTCTGGATTTGAACACTGATGCAAAGAAGAAACGTGTCCTTGATGTAAAGATCACTCTTACTCCCAATGAGGATGATAGAGAGGATGTTTCCGTTGAGGTTCAGACTTCCGTTAAGCTGGCTCCTGAGATGGGACTGAAAACTCAGTTATTCATCAACAAGGATTTCAGAAGTGGTGTTACAACCCTTACTGAACATTCCAAAGGCGCGATCAAAGGACAGCTTACCTTGGACGATTGCGGTATGAGCATGAACCCGGAGGAAGTTGAGGAAGAAAATCCGGTAACGGCTGAGGAACTTGGCTGCGACCCTGAGACCGGAGAAGTTCTGGAAAAAGAAGCCCCAAAAGTTGGGTCAAAAGTAATCAGCATGAGAGATGCTGCAAACGGTTAGGAGGACATTATGTGTAAAAGACCTATGGAACTGGCAGACACCGCAGAAATGATGATGAGCGAAGATTACAAGGAACGATTCAGAGCCGAGTACGGTCAGGTTGCTATTCGCCATCAGAAATTAAAGGCTATGCTTGAAAAAGTGGGACAAGGGAGAACTTAATTTCACTCCTACCTGTCCGAGAAGCACCTACGACTTACAGATTAAAGCCATGGCAGACTATATCGCAGTTCTTGAAGCGAGATCAGTCATGGAAGATATTCTTTTATAGGAGGGTGTCGCAATGAATTTTGGAAAAGCGTTAGAAGCAGTAAAGGACGGAAAGAAAATTTTCCGTCTTGGATGGAACGGCAAAGGGATGTTCGTGGTTTATCAGAAAGGCTACCCGGACGGAATCCCTTGCAACTTACAGACTGCCAAGGCTTGGGGCATGAATGAGGGAGATTTATTCAAGTGCGAGCCGTATTTGCAGATTAAAACCGCCGATGGTTCTCATGCAATGTGGGTTCCGTCAATCGGAGACATTCTGGCAGAGGATTGGCAGATTATCCAGTAACAGGAGGAAGATATGTTAAAAGCAGCTATTGAGAAAATCCTTTCCCTTGACGAACCTCATATTAAGTCGATTGAGGGAAGAACCTATGTAGATAAGAATATGACGATGATCGGCAAGGAACTCAGAGCGGATGGAATTACCATGAACACACTGAGCAGCCTTGTGGATTTTATCAAAAAGAGCACAGAAGATTTCAAGGACGGACAGTACATCGTTCAGGTCGTTTCTCCTACCAAAGTTATTCTGTTTTCCAGTTTGGATGCAGACCGTAAGAGAGAAACACTTGCAGTAGTTGAGGCTGAAATCCCGGACTTCTCATTTGGACGTTTCACTGAAAACGAAGAGTTCATTATCGGAGTGCAGTCCAAGTTCCTTAATGAAGATGCAGAGGTCAATGATAAGCCTATCATCTTGCAGTTTGCCGGAAATGTGAAAGCCGGTACGGTAGCTGAGTACGGAGATACCGGAGTTGGACAGAAAGCAGCCATTAAAAAGGGTGTTGCGTCCTTGCAGGAGGTTGAGGTTCCCAGTCCTTGCCGTCTGATGCCGTACAGGACCTTTACAGAAGTTAAACAGCCTATGAGCAGCTTTATCTTCCGCGTAAAGGACAATGATCGCCTTGGCGTTTCCTGTGCCTTATTTGAGGCAGACGGAGGCGCATGGAAGAATGAGGCGAAAGCCAACATTAAAGCGTATCTCGAAAAAGAACTTGCGGATGTATCAAACATTTTCGTGATTTCCTAAATAATCGTAACCCGTAAATATGTTTCTGCAATTATCTCCTAAGATTGGTCTCTGAGGAAAATATGTCACGAAAACCGCAGAACACACAAACGGTTTACCTCCTTTTAAGAAATTCGATTAGTTAAATGGTATAAACCCCTGACAAGGATCTATTGTTAAATTACCCAGGAGCCGTCATTCCGGCGGCTCCACCCATAATGAAAGAAAGGAGGGCTTAGGGATGCACAAGGTTGTTATCAAAGGAAATTATTACGGCAGAACCAGAACCTTACCGGATCTTAACGATTACCTACATGAGTGTGCAAGGCATCCTCAGATGGGTGCAAAAATGAAAAGAGATTACCAGATGATCGTGTGTAACGCTATCAGGACACAGTTGCCGAGACTTACGATTACAAACCCTATCATCATTCATTACAACTTCTATGAGCCGGATAAACAGCGTGACAAGGGCAATATTTTTTCCTTTGCAGACAAAGTTTTTCAGGATGCTTTACAGAAATGCGGAGTGATTAAAAACGATGGATGGAAAGAAATCGAAAACTTTACGCATGACTTCTATGTGGATAAGAAAAACCCAAGGATTGAGATATTCCTTGAAGAGATAGAGAAAGGACCGTTCGATGGCTGAGAAAAAGTATTTTTGGCTCAAAATGCCCCGGAACTTCTTTGAAAAACACTATATCAAGATACTTAGAGCAAAGGATAATGGCGATCTTTTGGTTATGTTCTATATATGGATGATTACAGAGTCAATCGACCATGAGGGCAAACTGCGATTTTCCGAAGATATTCCGTATGACGCAGAAATGTTGGCGGAAGCATCCGGTTTTGCGTTACAGATTGTTACACAAGCGTTACAACAATTTTCAAAATTACAGCTTGTGGTTACGGAAAGTGACGGCACGCTATTTTTACCAAAATCTCTGAAAATGATTGGGTCTGAATCGGCATCCGCACAGAGGGTTAGGGAGTATCGGGAGAGAGAAAAAAACAAGACAAAACACACTGAGACACCCGAAAACACTGAATGTAACGAACGTGTAACAGAGAGTAACGTTGATGTTCAAAAAGGTAACATAGAGAAAGAGTTAGAAAAAGAGTTAGAGAAAGAAAATAAAAAAGGGGGAAAGAGGGAAACTACCCAATCAATTTTTGAAAGGCTTCTCCCTGAGTACACCATCTCTGATGTAATGGCAGATAAACTTCGCGAATGGTTCAAGTATAAGACGGAACGGAAAGACGGATATAAGGAACAGGGCATGAAGTCGTTGTTAAAACAGGTTGCCAATAAGGTCTCTGTCTATGGAGATACTGCCGTATGCAATCTTATTGATGAATGTATGTCGAACGGATGGAAAGGCATTATTTGGGATAAATTGCAATCATCTTCTGCATACAGAAATAGCGGAGATCGCATTGGAAACAGAGTAAAGGATGTGGATGGCTGGTAATGGAAAGAGAAGAATTTAAGATTTTGGTAAAAGCTATGAAAGCGGTCTACGCACAGCCGACATTCATACCAGATAAAGACGCTTTCGATGTGTGGTATGGATTATTACAAGATCTTCCGTATGAGCAGGCAAACTTGGCAATACAAAAGTACATGACGAGTGAACGTTTTCCTCCAACCATCGCAGATATTCGCACTAAAGCAACGGAGATTATTGCTCCGGTGGAAGAAAGCATGAGCGAACTGCAGGCATGGGCGTTGGTACAGAGGGCGTTAAGGAACTCCGGTTACAACTCAGAAGAGGAATTTGCAAAACTGCCGGAGGCGTGCCAAAGAGCTGTTGGAACGGCGGCAAACCTCAAAGAGTGGGCGTTGATGGATTCAGACCAAGTGGCAACCATTGAACAGTCGCACTTTATCAGGAACTATCGGACTTCGGTGCAGCGGATGAAAGAAGAAGCACGACTGCCGGAGAATGTGAGGATGCTGATTGCCGATATGGGTAAGAAACACGCAGCTCTCTTGGAAAAGGCAGCAGATCCGCAGATAGAGATGCAGAAAATTGAAGTGCCGGAGAAAGACACCGAACCGCCATCCGGTATGTCAGATGAGACGAGAAAACGTCTTGATGAAATGTATGAGAGGTTCGGCAGAAAATAACGGAGGAAAGGGCAGCGCGCATAAATCCTGGGAACCTCTGAAATGAATTGAGAAAACTATCATACAAAGAGATGAGGGAAATGGGATTATGTACGAAATGTGGGAAAGAAAACCCAACACCAGAGAAATCTATGTGTCCCGATTGCGCCGCAAGGCAATCTGAATTGCGGAAACAAAACAGAGAATACCGTAAGAAAATTGGTATCTGTACTCATTGTGGCAAGAATCCGGCAGAACCGAATAAAAAATTATGTTATGAGTGTTTGGGACAGTTCCAAGATGGTTATGCAGCTAAAGGAAGAACGGACGAACAGAGAGAAAAAGACAGACTGAGAAAGAAGCAGTTGAAAGAGGAACGTATTGGAAATGGTATGTGCCCTAAATGCGGAAAGCATAAATCCGTCAACGGAGGTCTGTGCCAACGGTGTAAGGCATATCTGAAAAAGTATAGAGACAAGAAACGGTGTGATTTATCACGGTCAGAAAGACCGGACTACGGAATTTGTTATATATGTGGCAAAAATCCGATTATGAAAGACAAAAAAGTATGTGAAGCGTGCTATGAGACAAGGTTAAAAACTCTTCCGGCAATGTGGGAGAATATGAACAATGATTATTTCAGACAGTTGAATTACGCACGATATTGCATGGTAAAACAAAGAAAGGAGAAAACGAGTGGATCAGATTTCAATGTTTGACTTAATGTACCCAACATTCAAAGTCACAAATCCTGTCCGGCTGATAGAATTATTCGCCGGTGTAGGTTCTCAGGCAATGGCATTGAGAAACCTTGGAGTTCCATTTGAACATTACCTCATGTCTGAATGGGAAATGCACGCCACGGCATCATATAAGAGCATCCACATGGCAGATGATAATACGGATTACAGTGCAGATATGACATCTGAGGAAGTAACACAGGCCTTAATTGATTATGGAATATCTGTAGACGGAAAGAAACCACTTACAGAACAACAAATACGAAGCCATTCATACAGCGATGAATGGAGGAGAGAGTGTTATAACAATATTCGGGCAACACATAATCTGGTTAATATATGCGCCATGCATGGAAAGGACTTGCAGATAGTTGAGCCTGATAAGTACACTTACTTACTTACTTACTCATTCCCATGCCAAGATTTAAGTCTTGCCGGGAAAATGAGAGGAATGAAAAAGGGATCAGGAACACGTTCCGGGTTGCTGTGGGAAGTCGAGAGACTTCTGAATGAAACCGAAAATCTTCCTCAGATACTTCTCATGGAGAACGTGCCACAGGTAATTAGTGCAGACAACATAGACGATTTTCATAGCTGGTGCAGCTTTCTTGAAAGCAAGGGATATAAGTGTTATACGCAGATCCTCAATGCAAAGGATTACGGAGTGGCACAGAACAGAGAGCGTTGTTTCATGGTATCTATTTTGGGAGATTATAATTACAGATTTCCGCAGCCGGTTCCACTGGATAAGACAATGAAAGATTATTTGGAGGACGAGGTAGACGAAAAGTATTACATCAACTCTGAAAAGGCACAGAAACTCATCAAGGACTTACGAGAGAGCGGTCAGTTAGACGGTATCTCAAAAACCGTTAGGGGGGGGGGCAGAGGCTCAGTAGACCGGCATCATTGGGATGCGGTGTTACAGAAGTAG